TTGGCAAAACTATGAAGTAAATGTAATAGGCCTCGATCCACTTGCAGATTTGGCATTGCTTAAAGTTATAGGAAAAGAAGAACCAATTCCGCATCTTAAATTTGCAGAAGATGCAGGAAAAATAAAATCGGGAACAGATGTTTTTGCATTGGGACATCCTATGGGTATGTCTTGGACTGTAACCAAAGGAATTATTTCCAGTAATGCAAGGTATTCAAGACACCCTTTTATCAAAGCGATACAAACCGATTCTGCAATCAACAAAGGAAACTCTGGCGGCCCTCTCTTGAATATGAAGGGAGAGATTGTAGGAATTAATGCATTAATTATTTCTAAAAATCAACAAAATGCAGGAGTCGGTTTAGCTATTAGGGGTGATATTGTAAAGAAATCTTTTGAATCTATGTTAGTTACTGGAAGAGTTGATAGACCAGCAATCGGTATTATGATTATGCCATTGATTCGGGGAAAGCAGAGAGACAAAATAATAAAAGAATTTCCTAAACTTAAACCAGAATTTGTTCCAAATACGTTTGGGGTATTTGTAAGACCAGATGAGCATCTTCCAAAGGGTCTAAAGAAATTTGATACCATCATTGGAGTTAACGGCGAAATGACTAATGATGGATTGCAATTTTCAGATGAATTATACAAGTATAAAATAGGTGAAACGATTACTTTGACAATTGTACGAAAACGAAGATATATGAAAGTAGATGTTCCATTAAAGGTTTTCCCTGTTGATGCTGATAAAATGTATTCAAAAATAAAAACACCACCGCCGTTACCAAAACCTGTGCAGCCAGAAAAGAAACCCTAAAACCTGTACCTAAACAAATGGATGAGAGAAGTTTTCTAGAAATGAGAAAGGGTCTTGAAATACAAATGCGTCATAAATTATATCAAGATTCCGCATTTAAATTTTGGCATTCTTTGGGAATATATAATTTTATACAGGGGTTCCGATCCGATATAGATGATGCAGATTTTGGAATTCTTCATATATATTGGGATAGAAATGGTCAAGATAATATTTTATATCCGGATGGAACTCTACAGTTGCCAGGAATATGGAGACATAAGTGGTATGATGCTCCAGTAGATATCACAACTATTCCATTAGTCAAACATCCTCATGAAGATGTTATTAGTGAAGGTGGGAGAATGAAAATGATAGAAGCGGTAATAGAAGCACAAAGAAAAGTAATTGAAAATGTTGCAAGGAAACAAAATCCAAAGCCAATAGTTACAGTTGCTAAGGAAAAAGAACCAATACTAAATTGAGAGGAATGGATGCCAGTAGAAAGTGAAACGGAAGATAACTATATATTATATAAAGTCTTATGTGACTATTGTGATGAAAAATATAGTATAAAATGTGTTTCTGAGACTATTGATTATTGTCCATTTTGCGGTAATATGGTCGAAGATCTTACAAGAGGAGATCAGTATAATGAGAATAGCTGGGATTGATTACTCATTAACATCGCCAGCAATATGTGTATGGAAATCTACTGATGATAGACTTTTTAACTTTGATGATTGTGCTCTATATTATCTGGAAATTCCAAAACGGAGGGGGCCCACCCCGCATGGGATTTTAAATATTCATGCAGCCCCTTATCCTGAATGGGAAACAGAAGAAGAGCGGCATGAACTATTGTCTAAATGGACTATGAGTATTATCACAGGGTGTGAGGTATTCATTGAAGGATATGCTTTTGCTACTTCTGGAACATCTCATGTTCGTTCTATAGCAGAAAATACTGGACTCTTAAAACATAAAATGCATAAAGTAAAGCAAACCTTTACTTCAGTACCACCTACTGTTATTAAAAAATATGCTACGGGCAAAGGTAATGCCAATAAAGAAATAATGTATGATGCTTTTTGTGCAGAAATTCTTACACCATCCGATCTAAAATCTAGACTCACACCAAAATCAACAAAGCTTAGAAATCCTGTAACTGATATTGTAGATTCATATTTTATTTGTAAATATGGATGGGAAGGATTTATTGAAGGGTGATCAATCAAGAGAAAATCTAATCATTCCAGATATTGATATTAAGAATGAGAAAATAAGGAGAAGAAAAGCTGAGTGGTATGAAAAGAATAAAGATCGATTAGCAGAAAAGTGGAGTAATGATCCAAAAAGAAAGGAAACCCAGAGAAAATATTATAAAAGTAATAAAAAGAAAATTATGGATAGAGCAAAAAGATGGAATAAGGAAAATCATGGACAGAGAAAAATTATTCAAATGAGATGGTTGCACAAGAAATCATGGCAAGGGGGGTGGAATGGGAATTGATGCTGGAATGGGAATCGATTTAACTAAAGACGAAATGAAAAATAGGGTCTTAAATTACCTTGATTATTTGTCAGAAAAAGATCATCAAGAAATATTGGTTATTCTTTATAATATAGCAAAAAGAAGACAAGAAATAAAAAAGAAGATTGACACAAGTAAATGAATATAGATGATTTTCAAGAACTTATTGATTTGTCAGATTACCTTGCTATGTCAAATGAATACCTCATCCGCAAATTTACGGAAGGCGGTAACTACTTAATTATAGACACTTTTGGTGACTTTTTAATATTAGAAAGAGATAAAGTAGATGCCGTTTTTTCAACAATTTGGAATGACCTTTATGGTCCCATATCAGAAGAAATTCCACACATCTTAAATTAATAAACACTTGACTTCCTCTCCCTGTCATGATATAATATAGGTATAAAATGAAACCTCGTGATAATAATGTTAAACAAAGACAACTACATAGTAGATCCAATTGATACAAAAGCCGCACTTAATATAGTAATTAAGAATCATTATCTTCATCGGGTAGCACCATGTTCAAAGGCATTTGGTATTTTTGAGAAGGGTGGATTCTTTGGGGGAATCCTCAAGGGAGTTGTTTGTTATGGTGTTCCTGCATATAATCCAATTCTTAAATCCATATGTGGTAAAGAGGAAATGAACAATGTCTATGAGTTGACTCGACTCTGGATAGATGATTCAGTACCAAAAAACGGTGAAAGTTTTCTTATATCAAACTCATTAAAAAAATTAGACAAAGAGATAATAATATCCTATGCGGATACTACTCAAAATCATCTAGGAATTGTCTATCAATCATCAAACTGGCATTTCATAGGTCTTACAAAACCCATCAAGGACATTAGAATAAAAGGAATGGACTTACACCCTGCCAGCATTACTGATAAGTTTAGAGGACAAAAGAATAGAGTAGAAAAGATTAAAAAGATGTTTGGCGAAGAAAATATATATAGAGAAGATCGTGCACAAAAGTTTCGTTATGTAGTTTTCAATGCAAATAAAAGACGTAAAAAAGAACTCATGAAAAAATTGACCTATTCCATTTTACCATACCCTAAAAATATTGAGGAGACTATATGACTTTAGATTTAAACAATATTCTCAAAGTGAGAAAAATGCCTTACGAAGAAGAACGGTATTTGAACATGACCATTAAAATACTAAAGGAGCAAGTAAAGGTGTTTACTTCTCGCCTTGAACCGCATGATACAGGGCATTTACATACCACTATTAGTACATTAACTCATAGAATTACGGAGCTTCAAAATGAAAAAGAAACGGGTCGGAAAACGGGGGAGGAAGGGGTGGAGAAAACGTAGTCCTCGATGTACCCTTTGTACTTACTATCGATGGATGGGAAATACAAAGGGTAGACACCCAATACGAGAATTGAAACAATTAGACAAAGAAAAACATGAAAGAGATTGAGAATAGATTAAGGTCATACAAGGATGCACCATGGCCCGATGAGAATATAGTATTTGAAAATGAAAATATAGTAGTGTATAAAGATGGGTATCCTGTTACTGAGGGGCACTTATTGTTTGTTCCGAAGAGAACCGCAGTAAGCCATCTTCTTGACATTATGCGTTGTTTTGAGACGGCGTATCGACAAGGTACAGAAGGTGTAGAAAACGGTGAATGGGAAGCATTCAATGTGGGTATCAATAATGGAGTAGCAGCAGGACAATCAGTAATGTGGCCTCATGTACATCTCATTCCCCGAAGAAAAGGAGATACACCAAACCCAAAAGGTGGTGTCAGAAATGTAATTCCACTTAAAGGAAATTATGATGATGCAATTTTTTCATGTGATGATTGGGAAAATGAAGGTGGTGTGACTTTGCCCCATGTAGATGATAATACACCAAGAGAAGAAATAGATTTTTGGAGAGATTAGAATGGAAAACTTTAAGACACGAGAATTGAATGCATCTGATTACCATAAGGATCATCCATATATGAAATCTCTAGACAAAGCTCTGTCCCACTATGTTGCGACTAGGAGCTTGATTGCACAAGGACAATATGAGAAGTTCAAAATTGACATCCTAAATGCACTTTTTCATCCACAGGCAAAATATGATAAAAGAGTAGAGTCACCAAATAAGAAATAGAATGGTATGATAATAACTACTGCTACAATTATAATAGTACAAGCTCTTGTTGTGAGCTGGATTGTATTTACAAATCCTGAACCCTGCCCTAGAAAGTATAGAGTAACACAAGAAAGAGGTGGTGTTTTGACAAATTCAGCAGATGTCCATCGTTACTGTGAACTAGACTACGGAGGAAAATTCGTGTTAAAAGATGAGTTCAAAAAAGAAAATGAAGAAAAATGAAGCTATGATAAAATGGATGTTCATACTCATAATGGCAGTAGCACTAAGTCTTATTAGTGGATGTGCAGATACTGCAGATGCCGAAAACTCATCTCTGGCTACGGCATCTGAAGAATCAAACAACGATTCAACAACAACA